CTGTGCATCAGACATAGCCATTTTAGTTTTTTGTCTATTGCTGTAAATTTTGCTGCCAGCTTGTAATGCAATCTTTGCTAAACTGAACCACGCCATATTAGAACCAAGTAGCTGTCTTCTTCTTGTCTTTTAACATTCTACGTCTGCCTTGAACATCTACAGTCGTACCTTTGTCAATTTTATTGTAGACTCGGTATTCGTTAGTTTGGATTTCTGATCTTGGATCAATTCCAACTTTACTTGGAGAATCACTGATCTCAACACCACCTGTTGGGAATCCATCTTTGTTAACGCCTTTGTCTTTTGTTATTTTTACCATAATTATTTTCTCCGTTTCATTGCTCGGCCAAAACCTCTTTTAGCTTTGCCACAACCAACTCTGCCACCTTTTTTAAGGTTAGCAACTCCACCAGCATCTGCAATTCTTGTCATACCTCTATCAAAGTTTGCGATGTTTTCTGCAGTTCTAGCATCACCAGAAATAAAATCTGTTCTAGGTGCTCCGCTTGAATCTAAACCACCTCCAAAATATTTTGGTACTAAAGGTTTTGCTCTGCCTCTCCTACCCATAGCTGCTGCACCTAACCCTAGTGCAATTAAAGGAGCTGCTTTTTTTAAACCTTTGCCTAATTTTTTTAATAATTTTTTTGCCATAATACCTCCTAGTGTATACTATCTTTTAGGTCCTTTCAAGATCCTTACGTCTCTTTGTTTGAACCTATCATTTTCTATCTTCGCGTCAATACCCATTTGGGTCTTTTCTAGCGAAGTATCAGCTCTTAACTCGGCTAATTCCTCGTTTTGAGCTAATTTATCTTCATGTTGGCCTTGTGCCATCATGGCTTTCATTCTGTCCAAATTAATCTTTTCTTGACCCTCATTCTCTTTTCTTCTGTCATCCATAGCTTTTAGATCAAGTTCTCTTGCTTTTAATTTAGCAATCGGGTCGTTTCCTAGTTGACCCATAATTTTATTCTCTTCTTGCATAAATTCTTGCGTCATTTCCGCTACAAGTTTTGCTTTTCTAGACTCCATAGACAATTGCATGCCCAATATCTGCTGTTGCATTTGCATATATTGTGGAGATTGCATCATTTGTGGCCCTTGCGCCATCATTTGTTGCATAACTTGTTGCATTTGCGTGAGTTGTGCAATTTCTTCTCTAAATTCTACTTCAATTTGCTCTTGTGCCATTAAACTTATGTGTTCAAATATATTTTTTTCTAATGCACCTAAAATCATTGGGTTATTTCGTGCAATATTTGTTGACATAAAGTTTAAATGCGAAGTTATGTGCGCTTGATGGTCTTGACCTTTAAAAGCTTGGAAAGGTTTGCCTGTCATAGCTAAAATATTCTCTTGTGCAGGGTCCATTGGCATAGGTTGTTGCGGCGGAGGCAAGATTTTATCAATATCTCTAACTCCAATCGCTGTATACATCGCTCTGTACGCTTCATATAGGTTGTGAATCTGTGGATTTGACTGTGCAAGTTGTAATTCTGTCTGCGCCATCGTAATTCTTTGCGCTTGTGAAAAAATATTTGGGTCAGCGACAGGTAAAATGTCAACTTTGTCATCAAAATCTGCAACTTTTATATTTCTTTGACCACCAACTACATCATATGGATACTCTGGCGGTAAATAAGTTTTAAAAACTTCAGCTAATAACTGAAATTCTTGTTTCATCGCCACATACAATCTCTTATGTATGGCTGACATGACCCTGGAGCCTCGCTCTAAGAGGGCAATAGTCGTTCCAACAGCTGCCTGCTGGTTGCCGTCACCGACTTGCATGTCAGCTATGGCGGCAAATCGTTGTCCTGCTTGTACCACTATACCCATCAACGACAATAAAGTCTGTGATGGTTCTTTAAATGGCAAAGGCATAAACGCATCTCTGATGTTTCCACCAGGTGCATCGACATCTCTGAACTCGCCAGGTTGTATAGACTGTGCTTCGTCTCTAACCCTGATACCACGCTGTTTAAATCCTGCAGGTAAGTTGCTTAAAGTACCTGCATCTAATAATTGTCTTAGAGCTGTTGTGGCAGTTCTTGATAAACCACCAATCATGTGTATTAAACCAAAACCATAAAAACCTAGTCCTGGTAAAAATTTAAAGTGTACAAAGTATTCAATTTTTTTTCTTAACGGATCTTCTGCTTTGTAATTTCTTCTTATTGATAGAATCTCTCTTGATCCCATTTCTAATGTTACAATGTACGGTAATTTTATTCCTGTTGGTTCACCGTCTTGACCAACATCTTCAAATCCTTCTAGATCTAAGTCTAAATGACATTCAACAATAGAAAAAACATCTTCTTGTCTTGTTTTTGTAACACCTTCTAATTCTCTTTCTTTCTTTT